TTAATTCTTTAAAGTATGAGTTTGTTGTTAGCCAACTAAACAATACCAAAGGCATCACTAAATCATCATGGTAACCATCATCAGCTGCATAACTATCTCTTACCTGAATGAAGGTTGATATTTCTGATATAGTATCTGCATCCATTATTAAGAGTTTCTTTTCTTCAACTAAAGCTTTGAATGTAAAGCAACCAATTCTTTTTACTCTTTTATCTGTTTGAACACCTAATTGAGTTTTACCACCACCAAAACCACCTGAAACCACCTGTCCTTTCTTAGTATCTCTATTTACGAAAATGATATTGTCATATTCTAATTCATTATGCATGATATGAGCAACTTGTTCACTAGAGTTTACTTCAATCAAAACATAGGCATTATTATAATCTTTTGCAATTTTATGAATAACAGTTGGGTACAACATTGGTGCTATCTTATTATCTCTAAACTTACCAACCAGTTTATAAGGCACTTCGGTAATATCTACAATAACAAATGCGGAGTAATCGCCGCCAACTCCTTTTGCCGTATCAGCAACAATAACATAGGTATGAGGCTTGGTAACTAACTTCTCATCTTCATCTCTTTGCCCATTTATTGGGTATTCATACAAATCTAAACCATCTTTGGAATAGACTGTAGGACAAGTTGTCATATACTCAATAGTGTCTGAGTTAATTAGTGTTAGGGACGATCCTAAGAACTTACAGAGCACTTCCTGATTGTATTTCAGATCACCAAGCTGACGCTTCTGTTCAAGTGCCCATGCTTCATTTCTGCCTGGAATCTCCCAATATGGAATATACATTGGCACGAAATCGTTGTTCTTGTTAATAGCATCATTCCAAAACTTCCAAAAATGATTATAACCCAATGGTGTTGAGGTAATAAGAATCTTTGTAGTCTGACCAGCAGAAATAACTGGATACACAGCAGTAAAAAATGCATCTGCTACGGTATTTGGAATGATTGCAGCTTCGTCAATATACAATAGGTTAACAGATTTACCACGAATACCAGCAGCAGTTGTTGCAGAGGTAAATACAATTGAACCATTTTCTAATTCAATGTCACCTTTGTTCCATGTCTTAATACCTTGCTGCATCCATGGTGGTAAATACTCAAACATCAATTGGTACCTAGACATAATTTCACGAGCCGTTGCAGACTTGTTTGCTAAAACTGCAACACTCTTATTGTCTTGAAATAATGTATACCATAAAATATAGGCGGCCGCTGAAGTCGTTTTACCTTGTTGACGGCCTTCCATAAGAATAACTTTGCGATTGTCATGGATTAATTTAATCTTTTTCTTTTGACAATCGTAAAGTTTAAACGGTTGAATACCGTGGTCAAGTGTTACAATATAACAGTAATTATCAATAAAATATATTGGATCTTTTACACACTTAGCAATTTCCAATACCTGTTCTTCAGAATAGGAAAAATCAATTCCTATTCTTTTTAGTGATGAGTTGCCGTTATAACCATTATTATTATTCATCTTCTACTTTATAATACTACGCAACATCCATGCTTTCTTTTGATGAGCACTTAAAATATCTTGTAAGAAATTAGACACAGCTGGTTCACCGGCCTGATCTGCTGCAACAATGCCTGCTCGGAGATGGAAAATAAAACGGTCATTATCTTCTTTTAATTCAGTCATCATCATAGCAGGAGATGGAATAGCATCTACGGCTTCTTTAATGTCTGATAACTCAAGAAATCTTTCCATTGAACCCGGAACATAAGCATCTAAGTATCTAATATTTTCTGCGATTGGATCTGTTTGTGCAAATACTTGATTGTAAAAATTATTGAGGAAATCGTGATATTGTGGAAAGTTTGCACCTTCAATGTTCCAATGGTAATTGTGGCTCTTTAAATACAACGCAAAGTTTGTACCTAAAATAACTTTAAGTTGTTGGATTAATTGTTCCATAATTATCTATTCTCTCTAATTTGCTTTAGTAATTCTGCTGTTGAACCCACAAAGACTGCTTTTTCCACATTAATGGATTGTTTAATGTCTTGTGGTTTCAATTCTTGTTTTTTCTTTTGTATATCTAATAAATCTTTATTCAGATCAGATAGTGTTTTGATAAAGTTACCTAATACTTCATAGGCTCTTGGGTGTTCAGATTCTTGAGCCACCAAAATTAAATTATCAACAGCTATTTCACCTTTACCTAAGAGTGATTTAATATTTTTTCTTGCTAAAGCAGAGTCGGCGTTTATCTCATCTGCTATTTCTAAATCTGTTTTTATTGGTACTTCTACTATTTCAGTATATTTAATTGGCTCAACATCAAAAATTTCAGATAGATTATTGTTTAATTTGTTCATAATGTATTTGGCCATTCTGTAAACAACTCATCAAATCCATAAGCACTATTTGCATTAGCTGTAATTGGATCAGGCGTTGTTACAATCATAAAAGCTTTAACTGGATTTTTATCAAGAGTTGAAATTGTATATGAAGCGTTTGAATACATACCAACAACCTTGTCATTTGCAGCAAGGTCTTTATTTAATGCACCAACAATCAATGTACCTGATGAATTATTACTAAAGTATATAACTTCGCCTTTGACGCCTCTTGCGACAACTTCAACATCTTCACCAGTAGTATATACACCGGTGCCCGTTGCATAATTTACATAAACTTTTTGTGCGTCAAGATTTCTAGCATCAGTATATATGTTTGTGTTGGCTTGGCGAATCACACTACTCACTTTAACTGGAGGCCAAATATAAGCTTTAACTGTAAATGTTAAATCCCACATAATCAATCTTGTTGTTGAAAAGTCACCTTCATAATCGGTTGATGGTGAAACAGAAGTTAATATGATAGGCACATCATATACCTGATCCATTTTGTTAATGAAATCAATTGTAACAGTAAAATCAGGAGTAAAAAATGGTAAAATTTGTTCTAATATTTGTGTGCCATCTTCTGTGTTTCTAACATAAATTGATAAAGAAAAATCAAAATTATAAGGAATTGGTGCATACTGGCTATTAAATTTTGTTGAATTATTAGCTGCAAAATTCTGTAGAGTTGACATTTGTTTACGGCTAGAATCGTATTCCATGCCCACCAAATCAAAACTCATTCTTGGAACAATAGTCGCAATTGATTTTGTTAAATTTGGATCAGAAGTAATTCGTGCAAGATATTTTTCTTTTGCACCATAAGAAAGTGGTACTTTTGTAATTTCTTTTGCCGTTAACCCATCTTTTGTATAACGAACCAATTGTATATCATTAAACATGGTGCCAAAAGCGACCACGATTTTACGAATTGTTCTGTTATAAAAATGAGTATTACCAAGCATTAAGCTTCTCCAAACGGATTTTTCTCGGTAAAATCAAGTATAGAATCCGATTCTGTTTCAATACGATTATTATCTACAACATCTTCAAATGCATCATTCATCAATGCAGTATCAGAAACGGTATTAATAACCCAATTTGCATTACCAGTATTACCACGAACATTACCAGAATTAAATGTTCCTATTACTCTTATAATATCAAGAGAAGTACCTGTATTATATGTATATACTATTGCCTGTGCGGTTGAGTTAGCTAAATTAGCACCTTGATATACAATCTCGTTCGCAACAAAAGTACCTGAGCCTGAAGAAAGTGAAATTCTGGTTCTTGGATACAAATCAAATATTTGTCCATCAATTTCTGAGATGCCAGTTTCAATAACCTCACTTGAAAATACAAACTGTTTAAGTTTTAATGCGTAAACATAAACATTACCACCACGACCACGACCTAGTGTATGAAACATGGCTTGGTTATTTTCATGTTCTACGAAGGTAATTTCAAAGAAATTTTGAAACAAAGGAATGTAAATCAAATCACCTTCAAGTGGTCTAGTTTGATTTACAGTAAAACCAAATCTGCGGCGAGAAACGAGTAATGATACCTCATCTCGGATTTCAAGTCCAAATTTGGACATAAAATCACCTTCACCTTCCATACCAGTAACATTTTCCAAATACATCTCTAGTGGATACGCAGAGGTGTATGTCTTTAGTGTATCTTCACCATACAACATATCAACAGAATCACGACTGGATCTTGGCATATAGTAAACATCCATACCATTAATACCAAGAGATTCTATTACAAGGTCTTCCACCAGTAATTGCTCACTGGTGATTTGATTAGCTGGAAAATTATTAAAATATAGGTTGGTTGCCACGAAATTTAACCCACCAGTATCTCATTGGGCAAAACATTAATAACTTGCATTTCTTCTTCAAGCTTAGCTAATTCTTCCATAGCCTCGTCATAGATTTCTTTGCCGTTTAATGTTACACCGCCAGGTAATTGCACACCAGCAAACTTTTTAAGATTATTACCCCATTGCATTTTGATTAATGCATAAGCATATTTCTTTAAGAACCTATCACCCCAAACATCAGAATTTCCAGATATAGTTGCAGTCACATTAGCTGCGGTATTAACCATTGGCCCACGAACCGTTAACGAAGTGGGTGATAAGATTTTGTCTACCTGAAAACTATCAACACTATTGAATGTAATGAAATCGTTTTCTAAAAATTGTTGGTCAAATGTTGTGCTATATCCAGTTACAGTATTACTACCTGATGTGTATGATACTGTACCTGTTAAAGTTATAGTAGATGGATTCAATGATCTGTAGCATTCAATAATAACATAATCACCTACTTGAACATCTCTTGTCCAATCTATGTCAATGAATACTTTGTTTTGTTTGCGATTAAATCTAAACTGTGGTGTGCCGGAAAACAATAGCTCAAGTGTTCTTATATGCTGCATGGTAATTTCATATGACACATACGAAACGGATGTGAAGTCATACAAATCATGTAAACGCAATTGATAACGCAAGTCAAACATGTTAACAGAAGCATTAGAGTTATCAAATGGAAAAACACCAGTTACAAATGTTACCGCATCAGGTGCATATATCCAACGGCGATTAATATCTGCTACTGTCAATTGATGCTTCATATACATCTTCTCTGTACCATCAAAATGGTAATCTTGGAAATATGATAGAGCATCGTCTATCCTATCTTCCACTTGATCGTCATCCACATTAATTTCTATTACCGGAAAACCAAGTTTTCTTAGGCAATAAGTTTTAAATTCTGCACGAGTTGAAGGAGTAGCCATAGTCTTTTATTTATCCTAATGCGATTGCGAGTGCCAAAATATCCGGAATGGTTGCTGCTGTATTGGCTTTAGTGAATGCAGCGTTAGCATATATTGATGCCGAGTTGGCAACATGACTTGGAGTATTAGCAAATATAGCTGCTGAATTAGCTATCTCTCTTGCCACATTATCAATTGCAGCGCCACCAGAAATAGTATTAGCAAAATCAAAAGACGCATTAGCATGACTGAATGCGGCTGTAATACTATTGTTCTGTGTTGTATCGGTTGCAATAGCAGCATTGG